ATTCCCAAGCACCTACACCGATCTTTTTAGACTGGGTGCGGAGTTGCGCTTCCGAACGGGTTTCATAATCCAAGATGAAATAGAGTGGATCTCTCATTGGATCTCGTGGGGTTGCACCCACTGCGTTTCATCCAGGAAAGCGCCACCGAACCACCAACCACATTTCTTGCACAGTTGGTCGTCTTGATCAGTGAGTTTTTGTCCGCCTTGAAACATGTGCGCGTGAACCTCTTCACGCCGAATGAGATCTCGCGCGGCGACTAGAATTAAATCCCCACACCCTTGGCAATAGAGCCGGCTTAGTTTCACGACAAAGACGTTCTTTTTTACTTTTCCCACTCTTCCCATCGGTCTCTCCAAAGCCCTTCCCGGGCGTTTCGGTAAGCGGTCCCGAACGCCATATCTATCTTACGTTCACAGCTCCCATCCGGATTCTTTGCAGCTTCATCATAATAGTCCGATGTTGCGTCCCGAAGTGCAATATCTAACCATAAAATTTGGTCCACCAATTCGGAGCGGGTCATGGTTTGGAGTTTCCGCATCCGCGTGTAGTAGTGCGGAAGAGCCGCTTCCGAAATGTTGATGAGCGTGAACACCAACCAACTAATGGTGAAACCTATGGTCCAAAGTAGAAGTTTCTTTTTCATCTTTTCAATCCCTCCCTTTTGCCTCATCGGTGAATTCACCGTTGGGCAATACGTCTTTTGGGTCATGAACAAGGTTGCAGCTATTACACAAGGCGAGATCTCCGTTGTAGGATTCCACATTGTCCGATTTGCAGTATTGTCCTGGGCGGCGTTAGCCACCAACCGAGAATTTTTACTGCCCCGCAACCGCGACAAAATGATGTCGGGACTAGTATGCTGTCCCAATCATCTTTTGCCCACCATTGGTGCATCCCGAAGTAACAGAAAAAGATGCGAAAGAATTTCACTTTTTAAAATCCTCTTTGGGCGGTACGCACTTGAGGGCGGAAAACCGAAGCCACTCACTGAGATTGCCCCCGGTAAATCGCTTCGCGTTTACCATGATGGCGGCCAGTTCATCTTTGGTTGCCCGAAAGACCAACACCTCTTCGCGCGCTTCAGCTTGTTTAGTAGGTTTAAGCTTTGCCGCTTTCATTCTCTTTCGCTTTCTCCCGGACGTACTGACTAGAGGCACGACCCATTTTAATTGTCGTATAGACGAACCACACCAAGAAAAGGGCGGTTAAAATCCCGAATCCCCAAGCCAGTTCGGTTTGATACGTGAGCCAAAAGCTCGCGTGCGGGTTAATGTCGTTGATGGTGACTTCAGTGATTTTCTCTTTCATTTTAATTCAATCCTTGCACATTTTTGGTGTTGCATGCGGAGACCGCGAATCAGCTCCGCAAAAATAATCATACGTTGCGTGTTGGAAAGATTCGCCCGGTTCAAAATCCCCACGATATCTTTCTGCATGTCGATAGCGATTTTAAAATGGTGAGAGGCTTTTAGGTATCGCCTTTCAGCCGCTTTGCTCGATTTGATTTTTACTTTAATACTCATTTTCCTTTTACCTTCCTATTATGGGCTCAAAATTTTCATAACTCTTACACCCCATCCAAGCTTTGATGGTAATGCGCCTTTGACCCGACTCTCTGATATCCGGCATGCGGCTGGAAAACAAGTCCGAAGGTGGCTCTTGAATCAAACCATATTCAATGTTCACTTCGCATCCGTCAAAGCGGGGCCACACAATGGGAATATCCGCCTCATCGCAAACCAGAATAATCTTTCTCAACGTGAACCGTTTATTTAATTTCACGCCGCTTTGCCTTTCTTTTTCCAGCCCACTTTCTCCATCACCAAGTATTCAATAAGTGCTCGACGATCGAAGAAACTCATGCCGTCGCAAACTCGGTTCAGCGCTTGGATAGCAAGCTTCAACGTGGGACTTTCATTCTTTTTGAACTTGGCATCTGCGCGGTCTTTGGCGCGTTTAATATCCACTAGAGCGTCTTCAGCTTCCCACTTCGGGTTATCAACGGGTGCAAAAATGGCCAAATCAAAAGCACACATTGTTAGGTAAATCAGTTTCACGGTTCCTTCTTTCTCGATTCATACACGGCGAATCCGATAATTAAGAGCACGCCCGCACTGAAGGTTGCGAGTGACGTGATTCGCATTTTCATCCATTCGATATCTGTGAACGCGAAAATCGTGGCGGATAAAATCAAACCTAGACCAAAAGAAACTGGGTTAAACGGTGAGAGTTTCATTTTTCTACCTTTCCAAAAGTGCCCAAATAAAAGCTGCAACAGGGATGCAGCATGCGAGTATCAAAGGAATCAACAGGCTCACTTCTAAACCTCTTGCAATGTACATCCATCGGCGGTCAAGACGGCATTGCATGCACTTACAACAAAATAAACAGTGCTTTCCATAACACACGTGTTGGTGTTGTCTCATTTCTCGATCCAATACTTACTAAGATTGGTATAAATCGGAGATATTTGCATTTGTCGAATCAGTTCATCATCACTTTTATCATGGCAAAACTCACGGTTAAATTCTTTTACCTTTTTCAAAGCAAATTCGATCGAAACTTTTTCCACTTGGTCACTGTCAGGTTTTACCCTAAACGCCCTTTTCTGTTTGAATGCTTTTTTCATTTCTTAAATCTCCCAAGTTCCGCTAGATCATTGAGCATTCTGAGATAATCAGGCAAATTTTCCTTGGGATAAAACGCATGCCCACCGGCTTTGCGAAACTCCTCGGCCATGTCGTCATTGCCACCACTGCACATAAAAACGATGGTGCCGGGGTACTTCGCAAGCAATTCCTTGGTAAAGTCCATGCCATCCATCACGGGCATGTCTAAATCTGTACTCACCACGTCGAATTTGTCTGGCGAGTAAGCCTCAAGACCTTGCTTGCCATCTTCGGCAACCGTGACGGTCCACCCGAACTTGGTGAGACGCATATGCATCATGTCGTAAATAAGGGAATCGTTTTCAACAATTAAGATTCGTTTGGCCATTTGAAATCTCCTTTTTCAAGTAACGGGACAAGAAAATGGACCAACATCTCGGCGTCTTGCTTTCCGAGCTTCACTTTAAACACACGACTGTGCTTTTTTTCCGTCATGTAAAAGATTTCTATCTCCCACTGATCCGTGGCGGGCTTGTGAACTTTCGCAAGTTTAACGATGCTTCCCCGGCGGAACTTACTCATCGTCTTGCTCCAAGTCCGCGCGCTCAAGGCGCTGCAATTCCAAACAATGAGCTTTCGAGCAAGCCGTGTGCTCATGCTCAACCCATTTGGTGGCACTAAGGTCTTTGCCGCAAAGGTCGCAATTGCCGCCGGTGGTGTTTTCGATTTTACGGGGTTCGCCGAATAGAGGTTTCATTTGCCACCTTGCCTTTGGTCGGCGGGCACGCCGCGAATCATCTCGAAATAGGTAAACCAGCTAATCAAGCCCTGAGAGAGGGCGGCGGCCAGGTTTGCTTTGTCGATGTTTTTTAGGTTGCTCATGAATACAGTATGACAAAAACGTATGACAAAAGCAAGGGCAAAGATTGTGAATAAATTACAAAGTTTCGTCGGGTGGCGGGTTGTATTTTTTGGGTGACGTGATTTTAATTGGCGGCTGAGAAGGCGGATTGGCCTCTATACGCGCGACTAAATCCACAAGAGCGTTGGGCTTAAGCATTTCAGCCGCACACCATGCCATCATATCCGCCGTCATCTCTGCTATAACTGGATTCACCTCCGGTTGTGGGCGCTTTATATGCACTTCCACGGTAACGTCTTCCAATTTGGCATTGGTCAAAGTTACTTCCAACTGCGCTATCCGATCGGTCTCAACTACATGCTCTATGCCGCGAGTAAACGCGTCTACCACTTGTGCCCAAACGGCGGAGTCAACCGCAATTACCGTTTTAAATCTTTCAGCCATTTCACTTCCCGATCCGTATCTTGGTAGGGTTAAACTCGTTTAGACGCCCACATTTCACGCATCGACCCGCCAAAGTTGAGCGGGCTTCAAAGATTGCCGATCGACCGATATTAGGCCAATCTCTATCTTCGTCTTTTAAACCACTTCCCATAGTGGCAATCTTATAGAGTGACCTTTTGAATTGTTTCTCTCGGTTCACTTTCTTTGGCTTTTTCACCTGAGATCTCCCAACTCCCGCGACACCATGTGTTCCTTGATGATTGAGAGTAAAACTTGCCCCACGATTTGAGCCCGCTTAGTATCAAAGACTTGTTTCTTGGGAGGTGGGTCCCAACACATCGACGCCGCGCCGATTGCTTCACCGATAGCCTTGATCACCTCTTCCGGCACCTCGGTCTCTTTTTTCAGTAGGCGCTGATCGAATGTGAGCCGGGCGGAAAACCGCCCTGTCATTAACTCGCCATCCACTTCTAAAGTGACCTTGGTGAGTTGGGAACAAGCTTGGCGAAAGGCGTGATGCACCTTAGCCCGACCACCAAAAAATGCGTAGATATGGTCGTTGGTAAATAGAGTTTTCGCGTATTCTAAGTTTTTCTCTTCGTCATGGATCATTATTTTAACTCCTGTTTGTCGCCGACAAAACAGTGGAACACCGATCGGTCTGAGTCTTTTCTGAGAGTAGATTTTGAAATATAAAATGTTCGGGTACTGTTGTGGCACCAAACGGTGAAATAGACGCGGTGTAAAATGGGGTCGGCGTGCTGTCGAAAATCTGTCACCTGGCGTTTACACACTTCACAGATAAGAACGATAGGTTGGGTGGTCATGGCGGTGGAGACCTTTCATTTAAAAAAGCGCGGTGGGTTCTAGGGGATCGCCTAGTGTGTGAGTGTGTAAGAAACTCCCACCGCGCTTTTCTTATTCGACCGCTTAGGTCAAATCCTCTTCCGTTTTCGGCGGGTGGCTCACGTTACCCGCACCGCTGTCGTCATCTACAGGAAGTTCGGGTTTCTTTTTAGCCGCGTCACCGGTCTTTGGTTTGGGTGTCTTCCCCTTTGGTGGGGAGACGGCGCTTCCATCCTCTTCTTTCGCGGCCACGGGTTCCGGCCCGTTTTTAACATCCGGACGTGCCCCTTCACGCGTGAGCCGTTTCTGCTTGCTCACGTAGATTTGTTTCGCGTCGCGAACGAGCGCCAACATCATCGCGTCTTCGCGAGTTGATTTGTTTTTCAGCTCCGCTTCCAGTTCGTCCAGGAGATAAGATAGTTTCTCTTGCATTGTCTTTTGCCTTTCGTTTTTTGTTCACGCAATTCATACACCCGGGTGACTCATCGATGACCTTCCACACTCGTTCAAGTGCGGGGGCCGTTAAGGTGTAATCCGTCCCGCAATGCTGGCATGGGGCATTTACTTTGAAAAGATATTTGATCGGCTTCATTAGGTGTCCCGTGCGGTGCCAATTCCAGACCGTGGTGCGGGTCCAGGTGTGTTACGGGGAAGTTCCGCCGAGGGGATACGTTCCCAACTCCATCCCGAGTACCACGTCCAATTAGGGTTATATCGTTCTACTACTTCTCCTCTGGGAACACCTTTCATAACTCTTCGGATCTTGGGTTGTTCAAATCCGAATTGTTGGAAGTGTTCTTGAGCGCTTCCCAATTCTTCTAAACCCGCCTGCACCATCTGTCTGTCATCATCGTCAACCGGATTCACCATCTTTATTTTCCCCCTTAGTAAGAGGCGGCGGGCCAAGCACGGATCGCAGCTTGAGATATGCCGAGCCCTTACGGGCACCCACCACCTTCGGTTGTCCACTCAACGCGGAGACCGATCCTAGTCAATATTCTCGTAAAAACGCCTCAACGCTTCCATCTGTTTGTCGCTCAGGTCCAGCCGATCGTCGAATTGCTCACGTAAAGATTCGATGAACGAGTGAACTTGATTGCCTTCGCTTTCAAAATAGATTTCCAGTTCCGAAAGCATGTGCTCAATCAGTTTTTGACGTTCAATGCGTTTTTCGATTTGTGCCCGATTCATTCAAAAACCTGCGTCATCATCGTCGTCACCGTCGCCGCTTGAATCGTCTTCATCCGACTCGGTATCTTCCACGGCGTCAAAAACATCCTTAGGGTCTTTGCGGCCAGAAAACCGCTTCCCTTTTTTAATGTATTGGATGTTTTCCAACCCAAACGCAACACCATCTTCATAGGTGAAGGCATTTAATTCGGCCCGGACAAAATCACCGGCGAGCGCCTTGCCGTCGGCTTCGGTCAACTCCGTTTCCCCGTCCGCATCGACAACGCCCGGCGGATTGATGGCGTAGGCTGTGACATAAATGGTGTCTTTGTAGCCTTCCAAGTCTTTTTTCTCGTTTCCATCTTTAAACGTCTTGTGTTTAAATTTGGGCCACTTATCTTTATCCTTGCCCCACTTCTCTTCGATCGCGGCTCGGCGTGCTTTCTTAAGCGGCGTCAAGTCTTCGTTCTTGTCAAAAAGAAGAGTGGCACCGAAACGGGTCTTTCCCTTGTAAGTACGCGCCTTGAAGATGGCCGGAAAACTCAAGCGTCCCTCGGGCGTCACACAACGTTTCTTCTCGCGGTATTTTTTCTTTTCTGCTGCATTCATTTGGTTTGCCTTTCAATGCATTTAATTTGCGTTATTTAAAGTGGCGGTGCCGACTTCTCACCGCCACCCCGACAAAACTATTCAAGTTCAAAAAGTTCTAGCTGTCTCGGCTCGAAAAGATCGAGCTGGCTTTCATCATTTAGTACGATCTCATTTGTTTCATCCTCCATGTTTTCCACTCCTCCACTTTAAGTCTTTTTAACGTGCGAACCTCGGACGGCACCCGTTTGATGAAGTGCTGAAACGCATATTCGGTAAAGCGCCATGCCCCAATGTTCAGCCGTTGTGTATTGGTCGGGAGAAATTTTCTTCAGTCGCTCTTGGTCAATGCCTTCTAAGAAAACGTTAAACCCCACCCCGTCTTCTTTGGGGCCGGTCTCCTCGATAACAATCATCACCCGCTTTGAACCTGGCTTTGCTTCAATCGACATCTTTGAACACCTCTTTAATTCGGTTTACCGCCGGCCGCGTATCATCGTCCGGCACCATGGTGGTGCCACTGGAAACAACGGCACATCGCTTTTCCACCCATTTCTTGCCGGCAAGTTTTTCCATTTGAGAGGGCGATTTAAGCTTAGATTCGAAAGCATCCGCACCATACGTGAGCGCGGCATACCGCTGCACCACGTGGGGCCGAAGCCACTCGCGCCGGCCGCGTTTGGCAACGAGTTTGAAACCTGGGATTTTCTTCCCCTTCTCCAATTGGTGATAGGCGAAGTTCCGCACCTCTTGTGCCCAGGTGTCTAGGAGATCCAAAGCCGTAAGCGTCTTACCTAAAATCTCTGGGTCATTTTGCCAGCCCGTGGGGAATTGGACCGACCCGGTCTTAGGGGCAAATGCCACGCGAGCTTTTTCAAGCGCTCGCTTGGAAGTCTCCGGGCAAATAAGTTTTGCCGGACACCAATGGCAGTGTGACCCAGAAACAAGGGGGGCGTCTTTTTTGCGAGCCGCTTTAATTGCCTCTGAAAACTTTTTTTCCCACGAGAGAAGTTCCTGCATGGGCATCTCCCACGTGCGAATGGGTGTCTCCGGGGCATCGGCCGCACGCGGTTGAATGATGGTGAGCCGAGCCACATCAAACGCATAATCATATTGTCGAGCCACGCCGATAGCGTAGGCGATGAGCTGAGGATTTTCTTTCACTTCCACCCAAACACCGGCACCATATTTATAATCCATGATGTCCAGTGCGCCGAAGTCTTCAACGATCACGATATCGGCGGTACCGTAAAAATCTTTGTCAATGTGGGTGTTATCGGATTTCACTTCAAAGAAGATTTCCCGCCCCTCTTGTTTTTTGCCCTTAACCCGGAACGCATGGTTTAACGCCATCTCCGCGTGTACCACCATCTGCATGCCCCACTTCTTCCGGGCTTTATCGGCGGCCTGTAAACGGTTGTCCCACCTCTTCCCTAGATACTCCAAACACGCGTGAGCGGCGGTCCCTTCGGCGGCGTATTTACTCTCAGCCTGCAAAGGTGCCTTTTTGGATAGCTCGATTGAGCCGGGGCACGCCATGTATCTCTCAGCGCTCGACGGTGCGAAGAGCGCATGACTTTTTTCGTCGCTCACGCGTGTTGGATTCTTCATTGCTTTTTACTCACTGACTTTCTCAAGCGCGGCTTCATAGTCGTCCGGGCTCAAATCGCGAATCGCCGACACGCCGAAACTCTTCAAGACCTTGAGCGCCTTCTTACGATCATGTTCCTTGGCGTAAGCTTGAAACGCCTTGGTGAGTTTCGCTATTTGCTTTTCGGATAAGGCGTCTTTTTTGCCTTTCCCTTTTTTGGGGCCGTCGTCTTCATTTTCGTCATCGCCACTGTCTTCGTCCGATTCTTCGTCTTCATCATCGGCATTCTCCTCTTCGTCGTCCGAGTCAGCGTCTCCATCGTCGTCACCGTCGGCGTCGTCTTCGTCGCTAGCTTTCTTGGACTTCTTTTTAGTTTTTTTCGGGGTCTCTTCCGCTTCGTCTTCATCAGCATCGGTGTCATCGTCTTCAGCTTTGCCACCCTTCAACTCTTTGAGCGCGGCTTTCAAATAGGTGACTTGCACCTCCAAAGCGCCGAGCGTCTTTTCAAGCGAATTGACGTGCGCGGTGAAGAGCGTTTTTTGTAGTTTCGCGGACATGTCGTGTCTCCTGTTTCTAAAGCGCCAACGTTACCTTTTGCTTTCGCAAATTCGTTTCCATCTTGGCGCGGTCGATGGAATTCTTGAATACGAGATACTGCACCAACACTTCATTCTTTTGGCCACGCCGATGTGCTCTATCGGATGCCTGCATGTTGTCGCCGGGCACCCAGGAGAATTCAACGAAGATGACCAACTGTGCTTTGGTGAGATTAAAGCCTAAACCACACGCTTGAATGTTGCCAACTAAAATCCGGTGGCGCTTTTCTTTTTGAAAGGTCTCGGCAATCTTAAATCGCTCATCCCGTTTGGTGTCGCCCGAAATCACAAGCGGCCGATACTTCCGAAGCCCGTTAACCAACAACTTCACCACGTCACGGTGATGAGCAAATACGATGGCGCTATCCACCGACTCCATACAGTCCCGGATGTACTTTAGCGCGGGGTTTACCTTCACCATGCCTAGCTCCCGCAGATAGGTGGAAATCTGATCATCTTTGCCGGGGTCGCGCTCCAACTTCTCCGGTGACAGCTCGCGGAGGATTTTCGCGTCAAGCTTTGCCACCTTAGCCGGTAAGTTTTCACCGATGATCACGATTTCTTCCGTCTTCGGGGGTAAACCCAAATGACTCTTGTCCACCGAGAGCATGAAATTTTTCTGGACGTTCTTTTTCAGTTCATCAAAATTGCTTTCACCCGTGTAATCCCATGCCCATCGTCCGCCGTAGGTTTCCACTTTTCGTGGGTCACAGTACCGATGCGCAAACGCGTGGAAATCTCTGAAACCGATTGTCTCCGGAGCTAACCGTTTCAACATCGGATACAGTTCCATCGGGCGATTGGGCATGGGCGAGCCGGACATTAAAATGGTACGGGGGAAAAATCGGGTTAACGCTTTCTCGCCGAGCAACGCCAGTGTGCGTTTTGCTTCGGGGCTTTTGTACCGATGCGCTTCATCGATAATTACCGTTGAAGCCAATCGGTCACGTCGCAAAGATTGAAACAGGTGATAGGTCTCGGCGCGAATTAAAAAAGAATCCGGTACAAGGAAAATGTCATAGGCCAACCGAATGTCACTGGAAATGGATTTGCCGTTACACACGTAAATTCTTTTGTCCGGGCACCACTTGTTCAATTCATTTAAAACGTTCAAACACAATCCCGGCGGGGCCACGTAGACAACGCTTTTATCCCCTTTGGCGTGGATAGCATTAATGATGAGGGCCGCGACAATGGTTTTGCCCACGCCCGGCCGACCGGCAAGGTAAGAGCGGTTTCGATCCAACGCCCACCTGGCCATGGTGAGTTGTTTCTTATCCGGTGACAAATTCTTTGGGTAAGGGATGCGGCCCGTCCAGGGCGTCACCGAAATCATCACGCGGTTGATTTCTCTTTTCGCGGTAGAATCAGCGTAGTCGCGCAGACGGGCCGCAACCGGGTAAGAAGGAGTGAAAAGCACTCCGTCTAGATCTCGGTGCCAACCGCCGAAGAGCATCTCCAAAGGAAGAGGCGTACCTCGGGATCTATTAAAAATGAAATATTTGCCGTTAAAGGTTAACTGCATTTCAGCCCACACACTCGGTTAGTTCTTTAGGCGTACTTGCAGGTTGCACGATTGTCAAGCTCTTGGTAATGAAAAATGAAAAGGAGAAATGAAGTATGCGTCTTTCCCATTGGATCAAAGAACAAGGTGGCACGGCAAAGGTCGGCCAGCTCCTCGATATCAAGCGTAACGCCGTCTATGCCTGGCTCGCGGGCACCGCCATCCCACGCCCCATCACCATGCAAAAGCTTGTGGTGAAGTCCAAGGGCAAGGTGACCTATGACGATATCATCAACGAGTATAAGGCGAACCTTGCCCGACGCAAGGAAAAGCGTGCCGCCGCTCGCCCGGCCAAGGGTGCCAAAAAACCCAAAGTCAAAAACCCTGCGCCGGCCAAGACACCGAAGACGGTGGCGAAACCCGCGAAGCTGAAATCGTCCAAGCCTGCGAAAGCTGCAAAAAAGAAAAAGGTTGACCCAGGCTTCTAATCCCGTTCATTCTTTTTGTTCACGTCTTAACTCTCTTGTGTGGGGGAACTCTCAATGTTGAAAGAGGGCAAACGCCTTCATGGGCTCGGCTTCGCCATTCATTGGTTGAAAGCCAACTCGAAGATGCCGGTTGAAAGCGGTTGGACAACGGGTGAACGAAAAGAGTGGGGTTATCTCAAAGACCACTACCGTTACGGCCTTAACATGGGTGTCCGTCTTGGAAAGCCAACGCGCTTCCCGGACGGCACCCATTTGGCTGTCATCGACTGCGACGTTAAAAGTGAAAAGTACCGATCCGAGATGGAAGAGAAACTGGCGGAACTGGGCATCACTCACGCCCCGCAAGTTTCCAGCGGCCGGGGCAACGGATCTCGCCACCTCTATGTGCGCACGGCAAAACCCGTGGAACCGTATCGCTATTCGCAAAGCGGTAAAAAGGTTCGCGTCTCGATGCCGTCTTCCGCACCGTCTCGCCAAGAAAAAGAAACTTTATCGGAAGCAGATTTAAAACAAGGCATCCGCCTTCGTTACGCCTGGGAAATCTCCGTCATGGGCACAGGCCAACAGGTGGTCTTACCGCCCTCGATTCACCCGGACACGGGCAACACCTATGAATGGGTGAAGCCCCTGGACGCCTGGGAAGAAATCCCCTTGGTGAAATTAAGCGGCGCTACCGAAAAGCGTGACCGCCCCTGGGAAGAGTTTGAAGACAAAGCCAGCATCTTTACACCCGTACCGATTGATTACCTTTCGTTACGTATCCCGGATGAAATGGTAGATTTGATTTTATCAGGTGTGGGATGCCAAGACCGAAGCGCGTCGCTTTATAAAATCACCATCGCTCTTCTTAAGCATCGTTATTCGGATGATGAAATCCTTTCCATTCTTACAGACCGCGAAACGTACCTGGGCGAGACCGCTTTTGATCACGGGCACACACAATCGCGCGCTCGCGCCGCACAGTGGGTGAAGAAATACACGCTCGCACGCGCCAAGCGCGAGACGGCCGCAAGTCTTGCGTTCAAGGAAAATGTGGTTGAAGAGCGCCTGGACGACGTGGCGGCCGAAAAACAAGCGAGGGCACTTTTACCGCAAGACTGGAAGGATAAGCTAGAGCGCTCTAGTGAACAAATGGGCGGAAAGCCCAAGCCCACGTTTGAAAACATCCGCCTGATTCTGCAAGGCGTGAGCGGTGTGGATGTGTTCAAATACGATGACTTCACCTTCACCATCTATTGCGGGCACGACACACCTTGGGGCGGGAAGGCCAAAAAGGAGTTGGCCGAAATCGATTTGGTGCTCATCAAGAGTTGGCTTGCGAAAGATTATCGCATGGAACCTTCGATCAATTTAATTCTGGAAGTGGTCCAGAAAATCGCGCATCAAAATCGCTACCACCCGATCCGTGACTACCTCAAGCGCTTGTCTTGGGATGGCACTGAACGGCTTGACAACTGGCTTACGGATTACATGGGAGCAAAAGGGCCGAAGGAGTATGTCCAAGCCATCGGGCGAAAGACACTCGTTGCAATGGTGGCCCGCGTGATGCGTCCGGGTTGTAAGTTTGATCACATTCTAATTTTGGAAGGTAAGCAGGGGTGTGGGAAATCCACCGCTGTACGGACTTTGGCCGAGCCATGGTTTTCAGATGCCTACATCAACGTGGGTGACAAAGACGCAGTGCTAGCGATGCGCTTGGCGTGGGTCATGGAAATAGGTGAACTCTCTTCGATGAACCGAGCGGACCTAGACATGATGAAACAGTTTACGTCTCAGGCGGTCGATCGTATCCGCGTTCCTTACGGGCGAGTGGCTGAAAGCTTTCCCCGCCAATCCATTTTCATTGGGACAACGAATTCTTCGGAGTACCTCAAGGATACCACAGGGAACCGCCGGTTTTGGCCGGTCCAGGTGAAGCAATGTCGGTTTGATGAGCTGGCCAGAGACCGCGATCAACTTCTAGCGGAAGCCCTCGCGGCGTACAGCCTTGGGGAACCTTTGTTTCTTGAACAACGTTCGGTGGAAGAGATTGCAAGCATTGAGCAAAATAAACGGCTCTTTGTGGATGAGTGGGTGTCCATTTTGGATGAATTCCTACAGAAACCCAATGAAAACTTTCCGAAGGAATTTACCATTGGTGACTTGTTCGGGGGCAATGGGCCATTCCCCAATTCCAGGTGTGAACGTAAAGACCAAATGCGTGCGGGAGACTGTTTACGTCTCCTCAACTACACCAAGCGGAAAATGCGCGTAGGTAACATCTACAAAAACGTGTGGGTTAAAATTGGGTAACGGGGCAAAAACGTCAATTTGTGGATACCTGGGGATACCTAAAGGATACCTTTTGAGCCGAGGTATCCACACTTTTTACCCCACCACGTATAGGGAGATTTGCCACAATTTTGCGTTTTGTGGATACCGTGGATACCTATCTAGTTATAAATATAGCAATGTTACTGACAACGTGCGCGCGCGCGAGGCTTTTATATATAGTTTTGGCGAAACAGGTATCCAAGGTATCCACAAGGGGAACAAAAAATGATTTTTGGGGAAGAGGCACAAAACATGTGGTGTGGACAAGTCATTGTGGTGGTTGCGTACAATTGGCAAGACTTCGCCGAATTTGTTGAAGCGCGAGAATTGGGAAAAGGCGAGATTCGATTTAAGCGAGCGTCCAGATATGCGTGGGTAAAAACGAAAGTACGGCTCGACAAATATATTTGGTGTCGCGAGCCCAGACACGTGCGGGGGATTAAAATCAAAGAGGCGCATTTTTTGGCGGGCTACCACTTGCTTGATCGGCATCAAGAGCTAAGGGATACAATTAATTTTAGCATGCATCGGGGGAAGCATGGCCAAGCGAAAGAGAAAGCCTAAGAAAGTAAAAATCGATGGGTTGGGTCCGGATGATTTGAAACGGATTCACAACGCCGTAAGACAGGTATGGCAATGGAGCTATCCGTGGCGTTTGGCAAAAGCACGTGCGATCGGGAAAGACGGTTTCCCCCGATGCGAGAAGTGCAAAAAGAAAGTGCCCAAGATTTTTGTGGATCACATCCACTCGGTCGGGAAAGTGGGCGGACCCAAATATATACAACGGATGTTTATTCCGTCGGCCAGGCTCCAATCGCTTTGCAAAAAATGCCACGATGCGAAAACTAAAATCGATCGGGCGGCTCAAGAGTGGGAAGAGGCTTTTGGGGGTGCGGAATGAAAACGGGTCCGCGCAAACCGCAATTGAAGCCTGGGCAACAGACTTGGCCTAGGACATGTCTTCACTGTAGCGCTAAGTTCAAGGCTCCTACGCCCTTCTTTCGCCTATGCCCATGGTGCCGTCGGTACTACGCTTACGTAGGGAGTTTTATCAATTCCGCATCTTTGGGTTGACAGCGTTGCACTTTGCATGCTTTGCTAGAGTCAACTGAAAACTTCCGCCGCACCGACTAGGGGAGAAAAAAGGGGCAATGGCAAAAAAGGGCGCTCAAGGGCGAAATTCTGTTGACAGTGACGTAAGCGAATCAAGTTCCAAAAACCAAGACAACGAAATCATGTCGGCCGATCCGGGGCCGGCGTCTCTTCCGTCCACACCACGTGTCGCGGCGGCCAAAGGGGGCGCGAGCGGAGGTATTGTGGGGTCCGAACCTACCGCTCGCGTCTTCAAGGGCTCGCAAGAGCTTCCACACGATTTGTTTAAACTCAAAGTGGCATCGATGAAACGAAACGTGAGCTACACCGACGTTCCGATTATCGATCACATCGAGCACGTGCACATTTTCCACACGATTGATTCGAGTGGGAAACGTCAAACGGAAAGCACCCCGGTAGGCGGACACTTTCATCAAATCGAAGTCCATCACAACGCCATGGGCGTGCCCCATTTGGTGGTGGGTCCGGCGATGAAGTGGGTGAAAAAGCGAGTGAAGGGGCAACGTAAAGCGAAGCGTGTGGCCGTGCCAGTGCGTTGGCAAATCGGGGAAGACGAATGGGAGACGGACAATCACACGCATCAATCGGAGTACTTGGGCTCCGAGATGATCCACCTGCGCAAGTCCAACCCGGAAGCTGCGAAAGCGGAGACCGCGATTCGCATGAAGATGGAACCACCGCCCGTTGAAGGCGTGATGACGGGAAGGAAGTAACATGTCGGAGATTCGTCGGCTTGTCAGAAAGATTTACCAAGAGGTGATTGAGAAAGATCCTCGCGTGCCGGCGAATCTCCGCTCCATGTTGAAATCGCATGAGCGCATTCCGAGATTCATCGACAATGTGTCCATGCAAATTGAAAAGTTTCGGCCCAATACAAAGCGGGAAACCGTGGAACGTATTGTGCGGGAAATGACGTTGCTCTTTGTTTCCACCGCAAAACAAAAAGCCGAAGAAAACGCGATGAGCCCAATCAATAAGACGTTGCTTCGGATGAAACAAGACGCCCAGCGAAGGCTAGATGCTGCCGCTGAGGCCGTCAATGCGGGGGAAACGTCCTATGTCGCGACTGACGACAAAGGCAATGAAACGGAAAAAGGCGTCACAAAAATCGCCGGTAAAAAAGCCGACGACGCCATTGAAGAGTACCTCGAAAGCTAAGAGGGCAAGCGGGTACGTTCGCGGCCGTCCCACCAAATACGATCCAAAGTACTGCGAAGAGATCGTTGAGTTTTCAAAGAAAATGAACGGCACGTTTACAGCGTTCGCTTGCCACTTAGGTGTTGCGGTCGATACGTTGAACGAGTGGGCTCGCGTTCACAAAGATTTTTCCGTCGCTAAAAAGATAGCAAAACAGAATCAGGAAAAAGTTTGGTTTGAACTCGGGACGAAGGGTGTGCAGAATAAAATCCCGTTTTTCGGCCATTCTACTTACATTTTCATGAGCAAAGCTAAGTTCGGGTGGAACGAGCAAGGTCCAGATGAACAAGAGGACGACACGGATTTAGAGTTTGATCTTTCTTAAACAGGGGGCATGTATGGACGGCCGGCATCTCGAAGCATTTTTCAAATTCATTTTGGTGTTGGGGTTGTTGGTTGCGGTTTCCACGGGGGCCATCGGCTATTCATGCGGCAAAGATAATCGAGCCGAGCAAGAAACCGAATTGGGCGACGTATGAACTGGTTTTCTAAGATCAATCTCATGTGGGTTTTCCTGGGCGTCAACATTTGTGTTTGGTTTGCGGCGCTCTTAGCCACACGATTTCACGTGTTGGTGGGGGTGCTGTTTGCGGTGCTCACGGTAAGCGCCTTGTGGACGTTTGGATACCGGTATGATCAATTTGCCGCGCACCCCGAAATAGAATGGCTGTTGCTCGCGCGGGATAGTGCGCTTACGTTTGCCGTGCTGTTTACGACCGCCGTGTTCTTTGCGTCGCAAAGCAAACGCTCTGAATACGCCCTTTTGGTGGGTGTATCCGTGATTTGGTTGGTGAGCTGTCTCAGCACCACGGTACAACTCTTTTACCCTTGGGAGCTGCGCCGGGGCTTGTCGGGCGATCCATCGATGAACGGGTGTTTGATTGCTATTACCCTTCCCGTTTTTTTGGAGCTGCACAGTCGTAATCGGGGGAATGGTGTTGTGGGTGCAAGCGCTATTTGGTGGACCGCTCTTTGCGTGTTCGCGTGTAACGCCAGTGTTCCGATAGGCGCGTTGATAGTCGTTACGCTTGCGGCGATCTCCTATCTGAAACTCCCGATCCGAAGTCTTCTCCTTATGGGTGGTTTCACCGCGACGTTTATCCTCGCAGTCGGAGCACTCTTTCAAGGCCAACAACTTTTCAGTTCCAGTAATCGTTTCTACACGTGGGGTACGTGGCTCCACCATTGGTGGAACACGGATGCGTGGACGCGGCTATTTGGGTTTGGCACGGGCACGGGCATTTATCTTTTGCCGAAAGCCCTTGAGCAAGCAGGCTCAGATATCCGCTTGCTTTGGATTCACAACGAGTATCTGCAAACCCTTTTCGAAAACGGCACCGTTGGCTTAGCACTTTTAGTTTCGTTGGTGGGCGTGGTGCTTGTGAAAGCTCGCTCGCGGCCATGGCTGTTTTGCAGTGTTGCGGGTTTGGCCGCGTATTCGTTTTTCAATTTTCCAGCACGCCAACCGTTTCATGCGTTGGTGGGTGCAGCACTGATTTGGTTTACGTTTACTCCGGGGGAAAACTATGGTCGGCAAGACGCCTGAGAAAGAGTGTCCGCATTGTAAAGTGACGAAGGCTCGCACCATTAAGCATTGGCATTTGTTTGCGGACGGGAAAGACGGGCTCCATTCGGTGTGTAAGCCATGCCGACGCGCCTATAACCTTCCGCGATCCAAACAGTGGCGAAGAGATAATCGTGAGCGACGTAACGAGTACATGCGCATTTACTGGCGCAAGAAACAGCGTGAGCGACAAGAGCTAAAATGAAATACCGAATTCGGTATCATCGCAATCCTCACCAAGCGCAGTACCACGACGATATCACGTCTAAGTTTCTTCATCTCTCAACGGGGTTTGGTGGGGGTAAAAGTTATTCAGCCGCAATGAAGGGGTTTCAACTTGGAAGGCTTAATAAAAATATCCCGGGTGGGTGTGTTGTCCCGTCTATCGCAGATTATAAAAAAGATCTTCTCCCACTTATTGAAGAAATTTTGGACGTTAACCGTATTAAATATAAGTACCACCGCACGGACAAATGGTTTCGTTTCCCGTGGTCCCGGGGTCGGATGTACGTTGCGACCGCCGAGAAAAAAATCCGTGGACCGAATTGGGGTTGGGCCGTCATCAACGAAGTGACGCTGATGAAACATGAAAGTTACAAAGAAACGATCGGCCGCGTCCGTGTGAAAGGTTCGCCCTATCCGCAAATCGCGTCAAGCGGTACGCCCGAAGGCACGGGACATTGGCTCCATGAGGTGTTCATAGAAAACCCGATGAAGGGTAGTCGGATCATCTACGGTGACACGCGCGACAACCAAGAAAACCTAAACGACGATTACATTCCTACGCTAGAAAGCTCTTACGATTTGGTGATGTTGGACGCGTATCTGCGCGGGCTTTTCGTTAACATGAAAGGGAACCGTTTCTATTATGCTTACGACCCCAAGCGAAACGACAATGCTAACATCAAGCAGGTGGAAGGCGCAGAGGTGCGAGTCACGCTCGATTACAACGTTGCCCCGATGGTGGCGACGCTTTGGAATATCGTCTACATCAAGAATCGCAACGGCGTCCCTCTTCTTATGCCCGATGGGTCTCCCGTTAAACGCGCCATTGCTTTTGACCAAATCGTTATCGACGACGGCGCCGACACTCAAAAAATGTCAGATGCCATGTACGCCTACGGGCTTAATCCGGACACTACGACAATTTACCCCGACCCCGCCGGAAAGAATCGATCTACGCAAGGTCCGCCCGACAACGAACAACTGCGAAAAGCCGGGTGGTATAAGATCAAGGTTAAGAACGTGGCTCCGCAATTCCGAAAGCGCCAGCTCGCCACCAATAATTTGCTAGCCAAAGGTTTTATTCAGATGCATCCTGTTAAGTGCCGGGCGCTGAAGAAAGACTGCGAAGCTGTCGAGCAAGACAAAGCCACATTTGAGAAAATCAAAACTAATCCGAAGCTGACTCACGCTTCGGACGGAATGGACTATTTCGTTGATATTGAATTCCCGTTGAGCGGCACCAAGCCCAACAGCGGGAGCGCGAGGATTCGATAATGAACGACGAAATAGACGGACATATTCACGTGATGCCCACGGGCGGATTGAATCCGGTTCACGCGGAAAACTCTCACTGTTGGTGCCAGCCCGAACTACATTACCGAGATGAATTCACTTTAAAAGAAGTTTGGGTACATAGGGAGATCCAATGACGAAAGACAAAAAACCAGCCGCATCGATTCATGGGTTGCACGGGAAACTCCCACCCGCCGAGCTTCACCAAACCGTGGGCAAATACATCGGCGAGTTGAAAGAAATGCTAGTCTTGGGAATTGATGAAGATGGTGGGATACGCATTTGGTGCACCACCATGCGGCATCCTGATTTGGCGTACCTCAGTTGCGCCTTAAGCAAATTTGCACAACAAGAATGTTTCGGGGGATCAGTATGAAAATTACAAATGAAGCACAGTTACTTGACGTAGATGTCCGCAAGAAACTCATTGAGGGTTTCGAAAGCACCAACAACAAGCGCCGTAAGGACGAAGCATTCAAGGCGTATGAGTGTTTGAAAGACAAAACGATTAACTACGTACTGGCACTTTTGCTTCGTCAATTTGAGCCCGAGACCGTAGATGAAATGCAGTACGCCATGACCAACATTTCGATTCTCCGGAAGGTCATCGATAAGCTGGCCAAGGTATACGCCAATGGTGTGAAACGAACCATGCCGGGTGAAGGTAACGAAGAAAACATGGTGGGCACGCAAGCGGTTGAGGAAATGGCCGATCTTCTCAAGCTCACCAAGACGATGAAGAAAGCGAATCGCTATTTCCGCACATTCAAAAACTGCGTGGTGTACGTGCGGCCCATGAAGGTGGAAGAAAAATTTGCTGTGAAGGTGGAAGCAAAAGCTCCCTTTAACTATGACGCTGTAGAAAATCCGGACAATCCCACCGAAGCATTGGCCATCGTGCTTTCTGATTACGCCCCCGCACGCACGACGCTGTATGCCCTGGGCAACCCGGCTACCGCTGGACGTGGCCGCGAGATCGGCGTGGTTCGCGAAGGCGAAGCCGAAGAGGCGAGACTTACGCAAGCGTACTCCTCCATCACCGATCAAACTAAAGGTGGCACGCAAGACAAAGAAGAGGACCGCCACTATATTTGGTGGTCCAAAAATTATCACTTCACCACCAACCAAAAAGGTGAACTGGTAGACACGGGTGAAGGCTTGCTTGCCGTGGACAACCCGATTCTGCAATTACCTTTCGTTAATCTCGCGGGCGAGCAAGACGAATGCTTTTGGGCCGAAGGCGGCTCGGATCTTGTTGATTCGGGTATCAAGATCAACGTGATGGTGACGAACGTTCAACACGTGGGCGTGCAACAGGGGTACGGTCAAATGTTTATGACGGGGAAGAATCTTCCCAAGTCAGTGAAGGTGGGACCGACTCACTGTATTCAGCTTGAGCAAGCGGAAGGCGAGCCCCAACCTACCGTGGGATATCTTACGGCCAATCCACCCCTCGCGGAACTGAAAGAGCTTTGCGAGATGGCCGTGGCACTCATGTTATCCACCAACAACCTAAGCACTTCCAACTTCTCCATGAGCTTGGATGGCGCTAAGGATTTTGCTTCCGGTATTGCTCTTCTCATCGACAAGTCTGAAAGCACGGAAGATATCGGCGAACAACAGCAGGACTTCGTCGAAAAAGAACCACTGATTTGGTATCTCATCGGGCTATGGTCGGAGATCCTTAAAGAGAAAGACCTGTTGGTGGAAGATCAAAGCGCCATCGAATTGCCGGAAGCTGAGGAGTTGAAAAAGCTTCGACTCCAATTCCCCTCACCAAAACCGCTTGTGTCTGAGAGTGACCAACTCGACGTGATTAAAAAGCGCAAAGAGATTGGGCTCAACACGGAAGTGGAACTGATCATGCGCGACGATCCATCCTTGAACGAAGAGGCGGCCAAAGAGAAGTTGGCCAAGATCAAAGCCGAGAAACAGGCAAACGCGGAAGCCATGGGGTTAGGCGATGGAAATCAAAGTCAAGAAAACGACGGGAAGCAACAGCCGGACAACGGCAACGCTGGACCTGGGTCTAAGCCCAAAGCTCCCGGAAAGGGTGAAAGCCCGGATCAAGAATGACGTTGGCGATTTCTTGGTAGAACAAATCGTGTCGAGCGCGGGAGCGGCGCAAAGCCCGGTAGCGGGTGGCGAATGGGAGCGCAAACTTTCCCCGGAGTACCGGAAAAAGAAGAAAGCCGAAGGCCTACCCCCGACCGCTAACATGGAACTGGAGGGTGGTTTGTTGGATTCACTCACGTTCAAAAACAATGAACGCGGGGTGGAACTTGGGTGGTTTGGCGAAGAGGCGGGGAAAGCGGATGGACACAATAACTTTTCTGGAAAATCTTCTCTTCCACGTCGGCAAACCCTTCCGGATGTGGGTCAGGAGTTTAAGCCCGCAATCCAAGGCGCGGTTGAGAAGATTGTTTCGGATGCACTTGCCGACACGGTGACGTTCAAAGAGACAGATTTTGAAGCCGTCAATAATCGGACGGAGCTATATGAGGTGTTGGGCGAGTACTTCGAGGGAATGGGTCGAAGCGAGATTAAAGCCGTCGTATCTTCCGCTCCGGCACTTGTGGACTTGCTAGATAGTTTAAAGCTGTTACGCTTTTTATAAACATGGGGGATTGATGGAATGGACCGCACGCCAAAGGAGTGGGATTGCATCAATCGGGATGGATACGTGGTGGGGGTAGCCTTGGGTGAATCGGCCGATGAAGCGGCCCTGTACGCCATCAAGGAATTGCGCATTGAAGATTTGAGTCACGTGGAAGAGCGGGAGCACAAAGAACTTGGCGAAAGTTAAAGTCACCACAAGGTTTAAGATTTTGGAACTCATCGACCGTTTTGTGGACGGCACCTTGGTGAATCAGGTGGGCGGCGCAGTGGTGGATGAGGCGAAACAATTGATCCGTTCCGGGCAAAGTCCGGTGCGCGGGTACGGGCGATTTGCCGCGTACAAAGATCGTGACAAGTACCCGGGCGGCATCAAGCCCGCACGCCCAGTGAATTTAGAACTGTCCGGCGATATGCTGGACGCTTACGGCTACCGACGCGGGGCCGGTGATTCGATCGAAGTGGGCATGGTGAAGGGATCTCCGGAAGTGAAAGAGATCGCGGAATTTCACAACGAAGGTACCGAACACATGGCCCAACGTCGGATCGTTCCAGGCGAAGGCGAAGAGTGGACTGTCTCTATCATGAGACGGATTCGAGACTTCTTCGGCAAGCGCTTTGAAACTTTAATTAGACAAGCAAACAAAAAGCGCTAAGATTTTATCTTCAGCCAACGAGAGAGTCGGTCCACCCTGGGTGTCGGGACATCACCCGGGGTGGATTTTTTAACCGAAGGGCGGTGCCCTTCACCAACGCGGGCGGTGCCTGCATGGGGGATATAGCGATGCCGGAAGATAACCAAAACCAAAACCTGGGCGACAAAAACACCAACGACGGCGGTGCCGACGGGGGCGACAAAAGCGGCGCGGGTGGCGGCGATAAGGGCGGAAGCCAAGATCAGGTTGCACGTGCAGACCACGAGCGAGCGCTTGCGGATATGCACAAGTTTAAGAAGGAAGCCGAGAAACTCCGTAAAGAAAAAGATGATGAAAAAGCCGCGAAGCTCAAGGAAGAAAAACGCTTCGAAGAGCTAGCAGCGGCCAAGGAACAAGAGGCAAAGGAAGCCCGCGAAGAGGCAGACCGAATCAAGAATTCGTTCCTAAATGAGAAGAAATTTAGCGCGGTGCGTCTTGCCGCCGAGAAATTGGGGCTCCGGCCCGAAGCGGTGTCCGATTTGGAAGAGCTTGACTTAGATAAAGTTCAAGTTGAAACTACTAACACGGGCAAAATCTCTGTGCTCGGCGCGGACAAATTCGCTGAAAGGCTTAAGACCCTTAAGCCTCACTGGTTTGCAGACAAATCCAAACCTAACGTTAATACCAATGGAACTCGCGTCATCGAAGGCGGTGACGGGACTGTCACCATTGACGATGTCATTGCGGCCGAGAAGGAAGGGAAGAAAGCTAACGATATGACGAAATATCGCGAGCTTTTCAAAAAGTACCAACAACAGCGGGTAGCTAAACGCTAACCGTAAATTCAAGGGGGTTAGGTGATGGATGAGATTATGACAAGCGCAACCGAGCTTTCGGCAATCGTGCCGGAAATTTGGTCCAGGCGCTATTACGAAGTTTTGCTGGCGGATCTTCCGTTCAACTCTTTGATTTCGACGGACTACACGGGTGACATTTCCGATCTTGGCGACACCGTCAATATCGCGACGTTCCCCGAATTCGACGAAGGTGAAGAGCTGGAAGAGGATGCAGTCAGTGAAGCGCGTGGCATCACTGTCACTTCGCAACAGCTTGTCATCAACAAACGCGTGGTGAAGGATTTCATCGTCACCAAAAAGGCCATCCTTCAGTCGCTCCCGCATATGGACAAGCTCAAGGAGCTTGCCGTGTATGCCATCCTCAAAAAGATCCAGTCCACCATCGTGGCCGCAATCGTTCCAAGCGCGTCCGCTCCGGACCACACGCTTGCGTTTGATTCGGGCACCACGTTGGCGCTCGCGGATTTGCTTGAGGCGAAGGAGTTGTTGGACGACGCCGACGTTCCGGGCACGGATCGCCACTTGGTGTTGGGTGCCGCTCAATTGAACGACATCTTCAACATTACGGGTTTCACTTCGAGCGATTTCTTGCTCGCGGGTGGGCCGCTCCAAACGGGTAAAATCCCGCAAGAGCTGTTGGGTTTCATGCCCCATTTCACCACGGTTGTGGCGAACGTGGTCTATCTGTTTCATCGGTCTTTCATGACGATGGCTTCCCAACAGGGAATGGATGTCAAGGAATATGACCTTGGCTCCCAGGGCAAACGCGCAACCCGCGTGAACCTGGACACCCTATGGGGTCTCAAGCAGATGGACAATCAACGTGTGGTGACGATCGGCTAAGTTGTCGAGTTAGCCAATCCCTCCAAGGCTTGGCGGGGTAGTGGGAACTGCACTCACTACCCCATTTCTAAAAATTTTGAACGAAAGGAAAAAAGAAAATGAGAAAGCTTTTGAGCATTTTCGGAGTAGTCGCGGTTCTCGCGGCTTCCAGTTATTGGGTCCACACTCTTGATTCGGGCAAGTCTTCGAAAGCCCACGCTTCAAGTTCGGGGTGGAAAGGCCAGAAATTCGTTAAACAGTTTTTCTTCTACGGTGCCGCCGGTAAGGGTTCCCGCACGGGGCTCGACGCCGGTAACGCCATGTCGATCGCGGATGGAGATATCTGGGCCATCCCGGCGGGTACGGTCATTGAAAAAGTGTACATGATCGTGACTGCCGCGATCACGGGTACCACGGTGCTCACGGTCGGCGACGACGACGGGGCAACGAGTTTCATCCCGGCCGCTGCAATTACTCTGGGCACCCCTGGACTGTATGGATGGGACGCTAAAAATGCGGGGGCGTATCTGCGAGTAGAAACAGCCGGCGCATCCGACGCGGCTGATATCTACGTAGTGCCGCAAGCGAAGTACTACAGTGCGGCCGGCAAGGAAGTGAAGCTGGATAACACCACCACCAATACCGGCGGGGCTTTTAGCGTCGTGATTGAGGGGATGTACCTGAAGTAACGAAGAACGCCGGGTGCCAGCGGTGGACACTCGGAATAGTGGGGGCAACGCGTGCGACCTTATCCGCGTGTGTTGCCCCCGCGTCCTAGAAAACGCTTGGGGGAAACAAAATGGGAAAGCCACTGAATCCAAATCAATCGGTTGCGGCCCTCAAGCCTCAGACCGAACCGCTTCCGGAAGTGAGTCTGGTAACATGCACCGCCAGTGCCGCCGGTCTCAACAGTAAATATATTTTGTTCAAAAATGGCGCGGATGAAGCCTTCTATGCTTGGTTCAACCGGGGCGCGGCCGGTGTAGATCCGGCTCCGGGTGGAACTGGCATCGAGGTGGCCATCGGTGACAGCGACACAGCCGCTCAGGTAGCCGCCGCACTTACGGCCGCCATTGATGCCCATGCTGATTTTCTGGCAACCCGCGATGGTGCGGTGGTGCAAATCACCAATGCAGCTGATGGAAGCGCAACCGACACGGGCGCGGGTGATAGCGGGCTTACGGTTTCGACTCACAAGCAGGGCCAGGCCGGGGATTATTACCCCTCGCTCAATCCTGGATCGATCTCCAACAACCCAAGCGTGTAAGGGAAAATGAATGCCGTTATTTCCGGTCCTCGACATCGAAACGAAGGTGCAAGAAAAAGACAAGACGCGCTTGGATGCGTCTAAATCTTTTGCTTCGGGTGGTGCCGAAATCTCTTCTATGACAATCACGCCGTCCGCGCTCGATTCGGCCGTGACTGTGACGGACGATGATTACATGTTGGATTGGCAATACGATTTCAAAGTGGACGTGGTGACTGGGTTCAACGACAAGTTGAATTTCAAAGAGGGAAGCGGGGCGGAACTCACGGCCACGTTAACCCAAGGTTCTTACACGTTGACGTTGCTTGCGGCCGAGATCCAAACCCGCATGCGAGCCGTCGGAGCATTGACCCATGTGGTGGGCGTCACGGATGACGATGAATTCACGTTCCAAGCGGAGTCGGGATTTCAACTCCTGGGCGAGACGGGTACTGATTCAACTACTTCAATCCTCGCACACATTGGATTCACCGAAGATGAAACAGGTAAAGCCAGTTACACAGGAGACGAAGTCGAAACAGTCCAAAAGAAAGTGACCGTCACCATCGTAGATACCGAGCAAGACCCGGATGAAACGAAAACGTTGAGCAAGACACTACTGATTGTTTCGGAAAGAGCGGATCGACTGTTTGCCACCGACGACATGCTCCGGCAAAAAGAAAGTGACATCCTGAGATATGTGGTGGATGGCCGTGCCACTTTTAAAGACGTGCATCGCCGAGCGCAAAAAGAAATCATGGAATGGTTAGACACTCAAGGGTTTGTCGATGACTTTGAAGACAAATTCACTGTGCGACGGATTCGGGACACGGATGAGGTGGCGGCTTGGGCCACCAATCTAACCTTGAAGCTGATCTTTCGAAGCGTGCACAATGCGAAAGATGATGTGTTTGTTACCAAGGCCAAATACTATGAGGGCCAGGAAACGTTTTACCGGGGGCGTGCGGTACTGAGAATCGACACCAACCAAGACGGGCAAGTGGATCTCCATGAGCAAGTGGATATCCGATCTTGCCGGGTGCTACGCCGATGAGTATCGCAAGTGTTCGCCCTTACGCGCGCGCGAGACTAAACGCGCTTGGGTACAAAGAACACAACGATGGTTTCGACGCCGAAAACATCGGTAAAACAGAATTGGAACGAGCCTACATTTTAGAAGTGCTCGACCCCACCAACACCGAAGTGCACAACGACAATATGCACATCGACACACCCTTGGTGGTGAAACTGTTTAAGGCTCCGACTCGGAAGCCGAAAGAATTGATTGATACCGCGATTCAAGACAAAATCGACGCGGTAATTGCGGCGTTCATGGCCGCAGAAAATCGGTTAACACAAACCGGGTTTAAAAATGTGACTTTTAACTCTGCGTCGATTGAGCCTCTCAATGACTCAAACGATAATGGAGTGATGATTAAATTAACGTTCACGATGCTAGTCATTGTTTCGACTAGAAGGGGGGCTTGAGATGGGTACGCTGGCAAACATTAAAGTTGAACCGTGTAAAGTAATTTGGGCTGACACGGACTTGGGTTTCACGGACGGCGACATTGAAATTGCCCCCGAAGAAATGGGCGTGGAAATCACCGCCCATCAAGAGGGCACCAACGTCCTGGACATGATCCGGACAGGTAAGAAAGTGGAAGTTACAGTAACGTTGAAAGAGACTTCGGCCGACCAACTGAAAGAGATGCTTTCGGCCGGCGGCGGCGAAGCCAGTGGTGCAGCGGAAGTCTTCACCATCCTGTGCGTGGGCGACACGGCCGGATCTCTCAACAACAAGGTTTTCTTCGTCTACGGGGCAAGCGGTGCGGCCTATGCGGTGTGGATGAACGTGAACTCCGCTGGCACGGACCCAAGCATTCCCGGGTTCACGTCGGTAGAAGTGGCGGTTGCAACCGGCGCTTCCGCAGACACCGTAGCGGATGCGGTTGCGGCGGCGCTCGACGCTTACGCGGATTTCCAGGCTCCAAATCCGGCGGCGGCCACCATCACGGTGACCAACACCGAAACGGGTACCCGCACTCAACCCGACGCGGGGAACTCCGGGTTTACGCTTACCGTTACTACGACGGGCGTAAGCCAGCTCACGGGATGGGGCAACACCAAGGATTTCACCGGCATGTTGGGTGACTCGGCCAAGTTAGTCCTGCACCCCGTGGTGAACGCTGACAACGATTATGATGAAGACCTCGCTTTCTGGAAGGCGTACCCCATGTTGGGGTCGATTGTGCAATCAGGTGAAAACCCCAAGACGGTGGCGATCACCTTCAAAATCTTCCCGGATACGTCGAAAGCCGACGCCATCCGGCTCTTTGCTTACGGAGATCATACCTAATGACCAGACTTGAACTGAAACCCGCCGCTTCTATTACCATCGTTTTTGGTGGTGAAGAATTTCAGTGCATCCGACCCAACGTTGAGATGCAAATCAATATGGAAGCCGAGCTGGAAAAGGCAAGAGACAAAAAGGTGGGGGCCGCAAAAGTGATGGCAGATTACGTCATCGCGTGCGGTCTCCCACAACGAGTAGTCTATCAGCTTAACGAAGAGCAGATGGAAGCGGTCTGCGAAGTGCTCACTGCAAAAAAAAAGTAAGCGCTAGCGAATTCAAGGCGGCCAAACTGGCCAGGTTTTACGGGTGGTCGCCGGCTGAGATTCGAGAATTGAGTGGGGAAGAGGTTGCAACCTATTGGCTCGCCATCACGCAAATTGAAGCGCAAGAGTTGTTACTTGCGTTGCGTGTGGCGGGCCACCCCCACACCAAAAAGGAAGTGCAAAGGCGGCTACACCGCGAATGGTACCGCCTGGCATATCCGGTAACTGAAGAAACAACAGAGGTACTTTCGACAAAAGCATTCGCGGAGAAACTAAAGGCGGCGCTCCATGGGTAATGAAATCATCACTGAGATCCGCCTAGAGCTAGATAAGCTCCGGGCGGATCTCAAGTTAGGCGAGAAGGAAGCCGCTGACAGTGGGAAGCGCGGGGGCAAGAGTTTCGGCGATAGCGTCGAAGCGGGGATGAGCAAAGGTTTCAGCTCCATCCGAAACCAATTCCTGGGTCTAGTCGCTACCCTGGGTGCCGCATTCACTGGTAAAGCACTTATCAGCGCGGCGTCCGAACAAGAGAAGGCCATCAATCAACGCAACGCCGCCATGGCTGTATCCGGCACCTTCTCGGACATGGCCGCTAAAAGTGCCGACCGATTCGCCGATTCTTTGCAGCGCACCACCACCGCGCAAGACGATGTCGTGCAATCGGGCCAAGCCACCTTGGTGACATTGGGGCGTCTTTCGGGCGAAGGACTGGACCGCGCAACAAAAGCCGCCCTGGATTTTTCGTCTACCGGATTGGTGAGTACCGAACAAGCTTTCACCCTATTGGGCAAGGCCGCGAACGGAAACGTTACCGCGCTCAACAAATTTGGTCTTTCCATCAAGTCCACGGGGGATGACACCCGGGATTTCCAACAAGCATTGCGCCAACTCGAAAGGCAATTTGGTGGGCTGGCGGCTCTTCAGACCAACACGTTTGCAGGTGCGTTCACGCAAATGCAAAATGGGTTCGGTGAACTTCTCGAATCCCTGGGCAACATCGTGGTGAAGTCACCCACTGCAATTGCGTTTCTTAAGAAGATGACCACCACGTTTTTTGATCTTGCGGAAGCCGTTACCAAATTTGTGGGCAACCGAGATATGGTGGGCGAGTTTGCCAAAAGCTTTTTGCAAATCAGCATGATCATCACGGAAAATGTCGGGCCGATCATCGAGCTATTTTTCAAGGGGGTCAAAAACGGATTTTTGGCCATTCAAACCGGCATCTTTGCTATCGCGGGGCTTTTCGACAAAGATTTTGCCGCCGCTGCAAAAGAGTCATTTCAAGACTTGGCTGATAATAGCGCCAAGATTTTTGATTTCGATGCGACCCAAGCAACCGCTAATTTTATCGCGAAGATGCAGACCTTCACCGAAAACGTCAAGCCCGTCGCTAAAGCAAACTTTGCGGGCATCGCGGCTAGTGCACGCGCGGGCATGGAACCGGAATTAGAATCCGGGTGGTCTTTCATGGTGCAGGGTTTCAGCATGGCCTTTGGCAAGGTGGCACTGCAAAGCGATAGCTTCAAAGCCCAATTGCAAAACAAACTCACTGGCGCATTCGCCAATTTCCGTGACGGAGTGGGGAATGCATTCGCTTCGATCGGTTCGGCGCTGGCAAAAGGGGAAGACGCTTTCGTTGCTTTTAGGAATGCGATTTGGGGGGTGTTCGGAGATCTCGCCATCCAAATTGGCCAGTTCTATTTCTTGATGGGTCTGGCAAACCTCTTTCTGAATCCAGCCGCCGCCGCTGCACAGATTGCCGGTGGTTTGGCCCTGATCGTTTTGGGTGGCGCTCTGAAAGCCTTCAGTGGTGGGGGCGGTGCTCAACCCGCTGGCGGGGGTGTCGCGGCCGGGGGCGGATCAGGTAGCCCACCCATTGGTGATGTGGGAGCTGCATTCCAAGAAACCGAACCACAAGAACCGCAAACCAAAATTGATCTAGTTATCCAAGGTAATGTCATGGATCGGCGTGAAACGGGGCTCGCAATCGTCGATGTGCTCCAAGAGGCTTTAGGGTCTAACGGCTTGGTGGTGACCACGCAATGAGCTTAACCACGCATTCTAAATTCTATTACGTTGAAGAGATCACCGAAGAAAACTTCAACATTGAATTCGACGAAGGGGGTTCCACCCTCATCGCTGAAATTCCCGTGGGAAGTTATACGCTCACCGAACTCACTAATGCGATGGCCGCCGCCATGACAGCGGCCGGGGGGCAAACGTATACGGGTGCATTTAACCGCACCACTCGTAAGATCTCAATTAGCGCCGCGAGCAATTTCAGTGTGCATGTAGAATCCGGCATTGTACTTGATACTTGCGTCTACTCTTTAATTGGGTGGCTCACGGATCGCGCCGCCGGAACTACCTATCTCGGCGACGAAGAGGCGGGGATTGAGTATTCCACTCAATTCATCCTCCAATCTTACGTATCTGAAGAGGATTACCAACAAGCCGCCGAAGCAACAATCAATAAATCAGCTAGTGGACGTGTGGAAGTTGTTTCATTTGGCACTGAGAAATTTTACGAGATGGATTTTAAATTCATCACCAATATTGCTCAAGCATCGGGGTCGCCCATCCGAAACCGGGCCGAGGGCGTGGACGATTTCCGAGATTTTGTCCGCCACCTTACCGGAAAATTGCCTGTAGAATTCATGCCCGATGAAGGTGATGTGGACACCTACGTTAAATTAATTTTGGATACTACTCCGCTTGATTCTAAAGGGGCGGGATACAAATTGAAGGAACTTTACGATAAAGGCTTGCCCGGATATTTTGAATCGGGTGTGTTTAAATTCCGGGTCCAAGATCAAGACTTGTAAGGGGGATTTTTCATGTCAGTTAGTAACGGACAAGTGGCAAATGCAACCACGTGGAATAATGCGTTTGTCTCACGCACCCAAAATACGACGCTGGCGGGTACTCTCACACAGAGTAACACCACCCAAAGTACCACCAAAGACACGGGAGCGATTGTTACCGAGGGCGGGTTAGGTGTTGAAAAAAACATCAACGCGGGCGGAAACATCGCGGCCGGTGGCACTATCTCCGCGACCGGAAATATTTCGGGCGCAAACTTCTCAGGCACCAATACAGGTGACTTAGCTCTTGCGGCCGTAGGCTCGGTCCCCAACGCCAATGGTGCGAGTCTGTCAGGGCAAACGCTCACGCTTCAACCCGCAAGTGACACTCAACCAGGTCTCATGACGGCAATCGCTCAGACTTTTGCGGGGGTAAAGACATGGGCCGCAAATCTCATCTTGCAAGCGGCACTTCTCCTCAACAAAGCCGATGTGGCAACCGCCGCCACCATCACGTCACTTTCTTCTACCACTTCTTATGTAAAATTCACCGGGTCCACTGTCACTTCCGTGCGGGGTATCGTGGCAGGTGGTAACGGGCAGATTCTCATCCTAAACAACGCGTCTAGCGCAGTTGTTACTCTATTGGATGAAAGCGGCTCGGCCGCCTCTGCGTCCGAACGAATTAACACCCACGACGGAAACGATCTCGCTATTGCGGCGGGGGCATCCGTGAAACTTGTGTACGATACTTCCGCCGCCAGGTGGCTTGTCATTGGTGGGACTGCAACAGCGGGTGGCTCGGTATTTACGGGTGACTCGGGTGCCGGCGGGGTGCAAGGATTGGTACCCGCCCCGACCGCTGGCGATGCCGCCGCTGAAAAGTTTTTACACGCGGATGGGACTTGGACGACGCCGGCGGGTGTCGGTGCACCTGTTGTCGCGATTTACCAGCGTAATACCGGGTACACGATGCCCAATAACTCAGATACCATTATCGATTTCGATGACCTAATAGTGGACACCCACTCCGCCGTGACTACCGGAGCAAGTTGGAAATTTGAAGTTCCGGCGGGTAAGGGTGGGCAATATTACGTGTCTGCGAGTTTCGGGTTTGAAGATAACGCAAATGGTATCAGGTATTCCTATTTTACGGTTAACGGAACTCCACAACCTTTAGCTGACACCTGTAAAGGGTCCGGCTCTTCGGGTTCACTTTGGATGAATCCTGGCGGACTGTTGGACCTCGCCGATGGCGATGAAGTAAGTTTACTGGGCTACCAAAACAGCGGTGGAAACTTAGATACCAACACCACGTTCTTAAGCAAAATTCAAATTTCGATTCACCAAATCTTGGGCACCTCATGACGCTGAGATTAACGGAGAAGACCGAAAACGCGGTAGCTAAGACGAAGATCGAGCCACAACTTGTGCTCAAGATCGAGGGCGTCGATACGCTTTTTGGTGCCGTACCTATTCTCCGCCTCATCCAAATCGGCGACCCGGGATTAGAAATCGGTGACGACTGGGTCATTGGTGGGGTGACGACCGTGGAAGACCAAGAGGATATTATTTCTCTTGAAGGGACGGGGTCGAAAATTGATCAACAGATTCGACCCGATCTTGGTTCGGTTTCTTCCATTTCGTCTATTGCAGTGGCGCTGATCGACGCCGATGAAGTGGTGACACGTCTTATCTCCCCCGGTGTCGTCGTGGACGATATCATGGGGAAAAAGGCCAAATTGTATTTGGGGATGCGTAGTACCGGATGGCCCGAAGACTACATTGAAATTTTCGGTGGCATCATCGACGACGTGGACAGTGGTGCGGGTAAAGTAGTTTTGAACCTGGCCCACCCGGAGCAAAAAAAACGCACCGAAATTTTTCCGAAGGTTGCGACGCGGTTAGCGGCTCGCACGGCTGTGTTCACTGTTACGATTGCGAGCCCAGGCGTTTTCAGTTCCGTCGGGCACAACCTGCAAAATGACCAAGCGGTACGGCTCACCACGACAGGCTCGCTTCCTTCGCCGTTAGTTCCCACTACAACTATTTACTACGTGGTCAATCGTGCCGCCGATACGTTTCAGTTATCCACTTCAGTCGGTGGTGCCGCAATCAACACCTCGGGAAGCCAAAGTGGCGTTCACACTTTCCACACGGGCATCAACGATGTTGAAAATACGTCTATCACTTTGGAAGACGCCAGCATGCTAGTGCAACAGGTGAACGGTCCCAACGGTTCACCCGATGAAGACACCATCAAACATTACATTCGCATTGACGATGAAATCATCCGGTACACCACCGTTACGGGAAACGTGCTCACGGGAATTGAACGTTTTCGATTGGATACTACCGCTGTGAGCCACCTAGAGGGAGCGGATGTTGTCAGTTTTTACACTCTCGACGGGCTCGCGGTAGACCTTGCGCTTAAGCTCATGCTTTCCGGGGTGAACGGATATTACGTTACCGGCGTGGAAGTGGAAAGCATCAACCAAGTGTCAGCGGATTTGAACGTGCCAAACGCTCTATTTTTCGCGGGCGTCGATGTGGCAGATGAATACGGCGTAGTAGAAGGAGATTACGTTACTCTTGCCGGATCTACTGGCAACGATTTCACCCTAAAGCAAATCACGCAAATTGAAGAATTAAACGGGGGGTCTTACATCGTTCTAGACGGAGTCACCCTAACGGATGAGCTTACAACGGCCGGCACAGTTTCTCTTCGATCGCAATACGACACGTTAGGCGAGGGTCTAGGATTACACCCCGATCAAGTGGACGTAGAAGAGCACCTGTTTTGGGATAACCTACAATTGTCCGCTTACAATTTTCATTTCTATCTAAAAGAGACGGTCAAGGGCAAAGAATTTATCGACAAACAAATCTACGCCCCCATTGGTGCGTTTTCTATTCCCAGGAAAGGCCGTTGCAGTCTTGGCTACCACATCGGCCCGATCGCGCGAACGGAAGTCAAAACCCTGGACAAAACCAATATCCGGGAACCGTCCAAGATCCACATGCGGCGAACGATCAACAAGAATTTCTATAACTCTGTTGTTTATAAATACGACGAAGCGGTTTTAGAAGATAAATTCTTGGGCGGCACAATCGTCATTGATGCTGACTCTGTAGAACGCATTCCCGTGGGGAAAAAACCTCTTACATTTGAGGCGTCAGGCCTGAGATCCGATGACGACGCCTCTGGGATTGCCAGCCGCGCGGGCGAGAGAATTCTAAAACGGTATCGCTTTGGTGCGGAACACTTTGAAAATATCAAAGTGTTTTTTAAAGCCGGATTCAATATTGAGCCGGGGGATATCGTTCTTTTTGACCCGACCGATTTGAAGATATCCAATACCATCGACGGTAATCGGAAGAAAGCACCCAAGTTTTTTGAGGTGACCAACAAGTCATTCGATTTCAAAACCGGCGACGTGGTGTTGGCCATCACTGATACCAGCTTCGAAACCGATGAACGGTATGGGGTGATTTCACCTAGCTCCGTGATTACGGGCGGCACCACCACCATTCTGGAAATCGAGGATTCCTTTGGTGGAGTTTTCCCCGGCAATGAAAGCCGTAAATGGCGGGATTATGTCGGTCTCCCCATTTTGGTGCATAGTGAAGATTTCAGTTTTTCCGAACAAGTGACGTTGTTGCAGTTGGACCCGGCTGATCCGTACAAGCTTTACATCGATCCGTCTACCCCACTTTCGATGGCTCCGACCGCCGGATGGATCATCGATGTACCGCCATACCCGGATAGCACGGATCGCGATGAGAATCGGCTGTATAAGCTCTTTCATTGCTTTCTTTCGCCTCAAGTGGACGTGGTGTCGGGGGCCAGTGACACCGAATTTGACGTTGACCCGGGAGACGTTGACAAGTTTTTCGAAGGCGCTATAGTTAAACTACACAGTGAAGACTTTTCCACTGTTAGCGACGAAGTCCGCGTCTTGAGTATCGCGGGCGACACCATCACGGTTGACGCTAGTCTCGGGTTTACGCCCGATAACACCATTAAAATTTCGTTCATTGGTTTTGCCGATGAAGATCCAGCCTATCGGTGGATCTAACGGCCTTAAGGGGGTCCTGTGTCCGATTTAGCGGGTGCCAGAAAAATCATTCAAGTTGAGGAGACGCAATTTCAATTTGCTGTCTCCGAAAGCTTTGCCCAGAAAATGGGCCAAGCCATGAATTTCTTGAGCATGTACCAGCATTCCGAAAAACAGTTTTTCATCAACGGGAATTTCTCCCGTGTGGCGCTTCCTTTTGTCGGAATTGACGGGCTTACCTTTTTTCAATTCGATGCGTTTATCATTGACGTTTGGATGTTCGTTCAAAATGCGGGTTCGGGTGGGACCACGGAACTAGATTTGCGGTTAGCTACCTCATCGGGGGGTGCATTTTCCACCATCTTCTCGACAACGCCCAAGATCACTTCAGCGGCGGGAGACTATGCTTTTATCCACGTGGGTTCCGCCGTGGCCAACACCACCGCGCCGGTTTTAAGCACCACTAACGTAACAGCGGGTTCGGCACTTCGGTGCCACATCATCGACGCGCAAACCGGAACGGCCGTTAACGGTGCCGGCATCGTCGTCCACTACAGACCGAGGTAAACATGGCAACTATCGGCAATGCATTTGAGATCAACGCGGCGGTAAGTAACAGTCGCACCTCTACGGGAACACTGTACACGGCACCCGCAACGGGATTCGCGATAGTGAACTTAGCAACTTTTGGTGGGGGTGCTTCCACATTCACTGTAGATGGTCGGCGGGTTCACGTTGGAACCGAATCTTACGTTCAAGGCATTTATGTGGGACCCAGTCAGGTGTTAGCCGTCACCATCGGTGGTGGTGAGACGGCCCAAGTAAGCGGCGTCGAATTTGTGAACGCCTAAGAGAGTTACCTAAAGGAGGTAAGTATGGTTGAAGCGGATATTGTTGAAGGGAAAATTGGTACGGTAGGTGACTATGACGTGGAATTTAAGAGTGGCAAACTCATCGCGAAAGCGAAAGTGGGCCATTCGATAGAACTCCTTCCCGGCGTAAGTGTTGCGGTCCACGGAGATGTGGGCGTGGAACTGGGTGCCCGGGCGGTCCTGGAAGCGCTGAAAAAAGCAATTCCTGGCGTCCTGGACGATGCCGCCTTGGAACTTGCGGCGAAAGCGTTGGGGGTTTAAGATATCCATGGCATTTCTTAGCTGGCTCGGAAGGACCATCATTGAAATTACCATCTTGAAACTTTTCGAGCTGGCTAAGAACGCTTACACCAACTGGAAGCGCAAGCGCCAAATCAAAAAGGAAGCGGAAGAAAGCGCCAAAAAGTTGAAAGACGCGCAAACCGCCCAGGAAATCGACGATGCAACAGATGACATGTTGGACGGTATCTAATCTCTATGTGGCCGCCGCGCTTATCTTTTTTTCGTCTTGCGCGGAACCGGATTTTCCCGACACGGACCTTTGCGTGGTGAACGCCCCCGGGCAACGCCAGAAATGCTACAACTTGAAAAACGATTACACTAAAGAAGGATATTTAAAATCCGACGCAAAACCAAAATACAAACCCGCCGTCACCGTGGAAGATCTCAACAAAAACGTTTGCACCGACGTGCCGGGATTTACCAATCTGAAAGCCTTCATGAAAGATCTTCGGGAAAACTATAGGGTGGTCAAAAAATGAAAGCTGATCCGGATCTACTCAAGCGCTATCTGATTTCTCTTTTGGGGGTGCGCTATACTTACGGGCTCAATCCCGCCGGTGGTGATGACCCGGTGGGTGGGTTTGATTGCTCCGGTCTTGCGTGTGAATTCTTACGTGCAGCGGGTGCAGTACCGTGGAATTTTCGAATGTCTGCGCAAATGTTGTACCTAAAATATTCTTTCCAACCCCACGTTGCGGATTTCGGCGATCTCGCTTTTTACGGCAAAGATCGTAACCACATCACTCACGTGGGGATTTGTTGGGATTCAAAATTCATGGTGGAAGCTGGCGGGGGCGATGCGACGACGCAAACCCCGGAAGAATCAGCTAGGAAAAATGCCTTTGTCCGCATTCGACCCATTTTTTACCGGAAAGATTTTCTTTGTTTTGCACGGCCGTCTTACTAAGGGGGTAGGTATGGCGGGGATTAAAACGGAAACCTGGGTAGCGTGGATTGCAGCGGTATTTGTGGTGTCGGTGGGCTCGCTTTTTACGGCCATGAATTTCGCGTATAGCACGTTTGAAACGATGAAGCGGGCGGATGATAAATACGCCGCTTTTCAAAAACAGATTGACCGGATCGAAGACAAAGTAGACATCATCGGCGATTTTCCAAAAGAACAACGCCGACCCGCGAACCGTTAAAGGCAAGTGGCGTCGGCACCACCTTGGTTATTTCCGATCGGCACCATTGGGCTGGACGTGAAGCCCGCGTAGTAACACCGAGCTGCACCACCCAGGTTGTTGCCGATCACGCGGCCCATCTGCGTGCCGCCCGACACCGTGCCGTTGGCGTTACTGTCTGTTACGACACCCCCGCTTTGACTAATACCCACGATGCCGCCCGCGCGGGAATTCACTCCGCCCGCAAGCGTAATGGTAGCCTGGGAAGTTGAAAAAGCCACCGTACCGTAACTCTCACCCACGATGCCGCCGACTTTGCTTGTGCCTTTCACCAAACCGGAAAGGATGTGAACGCTGTTGATGAGCCCGCCCGCGTTCATGTATCCCGTCACCGCACCCACACCCGAACCACCTTGAACGTTCACGTTAGTGAGCACCAAATTTTCAATGGTGCCGCCCGCGAGTTGGACGAAGAGCCCTTGGGTGCCGCTGAGGTTGGCGATCGTGTAGCCTTGGCCATCGAATTTACCGACGAAGCCCGGGAGTGAAACCCAGGTAGCGGCCGAAAGATCCAGGTTCGCCGTGAGTTTGAAGTTATCGACGTTGTACGCGCCCGAGATCCGTTTCAGTTGATCCACGGTGCAAATGAGCCACGGTTCACTTACCGAACCGGTGCCGCCACCAAAGGGGTTGCCGGTGGTGTCGCAGTTCGCTTGCGCGGCCTGGGTGTTTCCGGTTTTCGGAACCGGGTTGCAACCGTTAAGAAGAGCTACCATCAAAACCAAAATTACGTACTTCATGCTTTCATTATAAGTGAAAAATCAATCGGGGATAATGTGTCTAATTTGACCCTTCTTATCTCGCAGTACGCGCTTTTTGAAGGGGCACCCGTTCACCCGGTACCGGCCCAAGTCACATATGCGGTCTTCGAAGATTCGGCGTATCACTATATTTGCAGGTTCCGTGCCCTCAACAAATTCATCCCATTCCAGCATTCGGCGCTTTGCTTCGCGAAGTACTTCAAGGTTCAACTCCGCGACGGTTCCGTTCACTTTGAATTTAGCTGTCATATTGATTCTTCTTTCTTAGAATCGTGGCGAACTCAACCACCGCGTTTACTTCTTTTTGAGTGAGCTGGAAATTTTTCGGCTTCAATAGAACCTTTTTGCAACGAACGCAGACCACCGCCCGGCCACTCGGGCGTAAAATAAAATGAACGGGGTCATGCGGTGGGCACTTCTTTTTCTTCAAAGAATCCCCACTGATCGTGCGCACCCACCACATAGGCGGTCTTCGCGTTTCGCCGCGAGTGACGACACCAACCCGCAATCGGCGCACAAGACCTTGGTGGGGATGAGCGGTGCTATTTTCTGTTTCACTTCTTTCACCTTGATCCAGCCTTCCACCGGGACCGTACTAATTCGTTGATCCCACTGTGTAAAGTTCATCCCCATCGGTATCGCAAACGGTTTAATCCAAAACGTCCGTGCTTTTGGCTTTTGCCTCATCGTCACCCTTTCTTGTACCTAAAACCCGTCCACCCCTTCACTTTGATCGGGATACCTTTGCCCCACGGGGGAAGCTCACCCATGATTCGCTCGAATTCTTCTAGCGAACCTTCGCCGATTTTTTTTTCGTCCAAAATTTCATCGTGTACCTTGATGAGCGTTTCATAACCTGCATCATCAAGACGAATCGTTGCCTCTTCCATGAAGTCCCGTGCGGTGGCTTGGACGATGTTTTCGGTGAGCTTCCCGCCATAGGTAGAACCATTGATCCATTTTTTCGAGACTGAATCAACCCCCCAATGCCATAGTTCCGGAACTTTTTCGCCCCACGGAGTGTGCTTCCACCGAATGGTGGGACCGAAGTAGGCGAGCCGCCGGCCACTCGGAAGTTCCACATACAGAAACTTCCCTTTGACGAACCACTTGGTGCGATTGATCGTGTACGCTTTGCCCGGATTCATCACTGCCGCAATTGCGGCACGCTCTAGATTTTTCCAGAGCATCACAACAAAGGTGTGACGTTCGCGGTAAATCTGCACCGCACGTTTCGCCAGCGCTTCCGTCACGGGCATGCCGTATTGTTTGCAGGTGAGAAGGAATTTTTTCCACCCCATCCCGAAGCCCAAACCCAAGATGGCGCGTTTACCGACATCCCGTTGAGCGGAAGTAACTTCAGACGCTGGGATGCTGTAGATCTCCGCCGCCATTTCCACGTAGGGGTCTACCCCACTCGAAAAGAGCCTAAGACCCACTCGGTCGCCCGCTAGCCAAAACACCACGCGGGCTTCGATCGCGTTAAAGTCACCACAAAAGAGCCGGTACCCCGGGGTGGCCTGGATCATCCCACGGAGCGCACTGGAAAACGCGGCCATGGGGTTTCCGAAGAGGGCACGTACCCAGGCTAGATCTCCCGTTGACAAGGCCTCTATAAGCGATTCTAGATCCCTAACGGTGCCTTGGGGGAAGTTGTGCACTTGCAGACCGGTGCCCGCTTCCCGCCCGGTTGACGCGCCGTGGTACATGAGGTTATCGCGGACCCGCGAATCAGACCTTGACCTAAGATCAAAAACCGTATATTTGGCCGTCGAAGTTTTAGAAAGAGCTTGACGGATTTCTAATAATCGTCTTGCGGTCCCAGGGATTTTTGTTTCCAGGATATCGGCGATGGTCTTGGCCTGCATGTTGGCCAAGGGAAGCATTTCAACATCGTTTAAATACTTTTTAACCGCGTCTCGCTGAGATGGTCTTAGCCCGGTCTTTTCCTGAAACTCGCGAGTCAGGTTCACTGTCTCTTCACTCATCATCCGGAGCACTTTTTTCACCGTGGAACGATCCACATGAATGCCCCGAAGATTGAGCTTTTGATTAATTTGCCAAATCCGCCGTTCTTTTTCACTTAGCTCCGGAAGAGTGAGAAACAACTCCACCTCGGCGTCCACGTCGCGCTCGCAGTAAAGAGTCAGCCGGCGCAACCCTTCCGGGTCGTTGTTCCACACATCCGGATTTTTCTTGGTGGGCTTTTGCGGCTTGCAGTGCCGCCGGATGAGCAAGTCACCCTCTTTATCCTTTTGGTGTTTAAGCTCTAGAACGTGGCACGCTTTTTCCAACGCGCGTGGGAGTGCATGAGTGGCGGCCTGGGCGGCGGTGCAAAACCATTTCTCAAGCGGGACTTTTTCACGCAAAACGTGCTGGGTAATAACTTGTTCAAAGTAGGCATTGTGTGCGCCGATTCGATCCGCTTCACCACGTAGATATTGCAACAGTTCTTTTTTGCTACCGTGTCCGATACGGGGGCACCAACTTTTTGTTTTAGATTTTTCGATTTGTTTCTTGGTGCCGATACGCCAGGCGGCACAAAGAATCTCAGTAGAAGGGTGAACCGCGTATTCCCAAGCACCTACACCGATCTTTTTAGACTGGGTGCGGAGTTGCGCTTCCGAACGGGTTTCATAATCCAAGATGAAATAGAGTGGATCTCTCATTGGATCTCGTGGGGTTGCACCCACTG